ATAGGCTCGGGGATGGGCTTACCAGTAACCGGATCAATCAGCGCTTCACCAGTGGTGGGATCAATCTTGAAATTGACCTGCAAGCCAGCGGCGGTACGTACCTTAAAAGCGCCAAAGTCAGCAGTAATATTCGTGCTGAATGCAGCCTGGTTCACGCGGTCCTGCATGGGGATGATCGGCAGAATAACGCCAGAGGTGGCGCCTTCGTCGTCAATGTAGCAGGTATAGCGGACCACCGGGCAGGCATCGAGATTGTGAGGGATTCCCTCACCTCGTAGCGTGAACTCCTGATTGGCGCTGAAGTCCATCTCGTAGCGCTTCTCTTTGTCCCACAGGATCGCCAGGCCGGGACGCTTATCGTCGCGGGCATAGGACTTGATCGTGAGCGTGTATGCCGGGATGACGTCGTTTATCGGATCGTCAAAGTAAGCAACCGTGTTCCGGGTGGAGAGCACTTCAAGCTTGACGTTCTTGGGGTCAAGGTTGTTGACGTGAACAAAGGCGTGGCCGTAGGTCAGAGCTGCGCGGTAAATGACCGCCTGCTTGGCGTCCATGCCGTTTTTCTGCCAGCACTCATACTCGGGGGAGAAGTGCTTGACGCTGCCGGCCGGAAGGTTCTTACCGTCAGGCTCGGTGGTTTTGCCGAACGTGCCACGGCGGTAGCCGTCCACAAAGCTAACCTGGCTTGGAAGGTTTACGAGAAGCGGGATCCAGTTGGTAATGGAGCGCTCTTGCAGATCGCGGATCTGATCGGAGGATTCACGCGGCGCATAAGGCCGTGTGTGATCGCCCAGGAAATACTTGTGGCAAATGTCAAAGACGTTGGCTCGGTCGCCGCGAAGCGTCAGATACATGTCCTCGACTACTTCAATACTGAAGCTGCCCGGTTCGGCCGTAGGCGTGACCAGCGGGTACTCCGACTGGGCCTGCGCGAAATCGTGCATAGTGGTCAAGGGGGGATTCCTTAGAATTGGTAGAGCGAGCTGTCATAAGTCACGGGGGCTTTCTTGCCCCGCTCGGCCAGATCGTTGAGTGCAATGAACGCCAGGAGGAATGCCGCGTAGGCATCAATTTTCGAATCTGAGAGCCGTGATTCCTTGCCGAAAGAAAGGCCGTACTTATTCTCGCGCCGTTTAGCGTTCAGGGCGTGGCGGCGGAATAGGGGATCGCCGTCGTGGAAAATTTTGCGGTCAAGCACATTTTGAATTAGCGCCTCATTGAAGCGCGTTGTGCGTTCATGGTTTCCGCGCATGTCATAGCCAATGGATGAGCGGGCGTTTGGCTTCACCAAAAGCGTCTCTCGATACTGGTCAGCCCAGCTCTCGATCCAGCTCTCCCATAAAGCCATATCCGCATAGAACGCCTTCACAGAAAACGTCCTCATGGCCCAATGAACCATGGAGTCAACTTCACGGTCATCAATGCGCCAGTTGTCGCCTGACGGCCCTTCTGGCTTCTGCCAGATATGAATTGGGAAGGCCATGCGGTCAGCAATCCGGATGGCTACCAGGGCGGTAGCATCATCAGTTTTGCCCCCGTCAAAGCCCATTACAATTTCGTCGCCAGGCTGGAGGTTGAATGCTTTACGGAAGCCGTGCTCGTCGGAGTCCCAAAGGGCAATTGCGTCCCATTCAGCCTCACTGAAAATGGCATCTTCGGAAGCGACAATTTGGTTGTACCACATGCGCCTCTGGCGCGACGGGGGAACGGAAGTATCCTGCAAGGATTGCACAATGACTTCGGTGTTCAGCCATACAGCGTCACCCCGGATCGTGTCCACGATAAAGGGTGCCCAGTCTTTACTAAGTGGTGCTGCTGCATTCGCCTCAAGTGAGCAGTAAAACCAGCCTGAGTCCTCGGCTAAACCTTCTCGCTCACGGTCAACGGCCAATCTAATTTCTTCAGCAACCGAACCCTCACCGGGCAGGTATGCGTTAGTAATACAGAGGTAACGGCCGTCCTGTTTGTCGATGTTGTTTCGCATCGTGAAATACAGGTCAGGGCCACCACGGGATTCTGTCCAGTGGTGCGTCTCATTAAGTACGCCGAAACTCGGGCGGGCGCCTTCCATTGAACGATAGGACGCCGAGACGGCTTCAATTCGCTGGTCAGGTCGGCCCTTGACTTGAATGATCTGCTTCTGTACTTCGAGGTTGAAGTGCAGCCGGGTACGCTTTGGAAGCAAAGTCGGGATCAAGAGCATAGTGTTCTTGGTCTGCTCGAAATTCACTGCGGCAATTTGTACCCAGGCGGTTGAGTTGGTCTTGCCAACGGGCTCGCCCTTGTCGTCCCAGTGGGAAAATTTGCAGGGGCCGATAAACTCTACAATGCAGAGTGTGGCAGCAAGGGGATCCTTGCCAGGCTATCCCCACCCCTTAAGTCGCTGTAGTACGGCCTTGCGGTATTTGAACCGGCCTCGCTCATCGAGGGCGTACATCCAGAGAATGAATCGACTCTGTTCCAGTGTGAAGATCCAGGGCCGGCCTTCGGAGTCGGTGAGCCATTCGGCGCACCAACCCAGTACCTCCCAGCCAAGGGTTTTCTCTGGCAGGAGCCAGTTACCGTCCTTGTCTTTCTTCCAGACTGGACCGATCAGAGCTGGCGGAAACAGCTCTGCGGCTGCTTCTGCGGAGGGCTCGACGTCGGTAGCGTCAACAATAATCTTAGGGATGGGGAATCACCCCCCTTCGTAGGTAAGGGCGGTTACGCCGATAAGTGTTTGGGTGTTTACGCTCTTGCTCGCATAAGTGCTTCCTTATAGCCGTCGATGGCTATGAGCGTTGCGGATTTGTCCTCTTCGACTACGGGCTCCAGCTCGACGCGGAGCACCTGGCGGCGGTCGCCTTCGGTGGTTCCCAAGCGGCCCATCATCGAAAATATGTTTGCCATGTCCATAGCGCGGGGGCGCTCATACCAGAGGGTCAAATAGTCGGCAATGACTTTTGCCATTGCCCAGTCGGACGCTTGGTAGTAGTCGGCCTGGCCGGAATCCTTCAAGGCCTCGTACCAAGACAGCGCCCGTGGGTGCCAGTTCTTGCGGTCGGCGTTTGGGATCGTGACGGGACGGAGCTGGCCGTGCCGGGCTGCACCGGATTCGGGCGTGTTGTTGCGCGTGCGCTCAGCATCCCTCTTCGGTGGTGGGCCTGGCATGGTTACCTCTTCTGTATCAATCCCGGATGAACCTCCGGGGGGCGTCTAATTTGTGGGCGTGGCCGCTGCGCGGCGGCGGTGCCGCCTTGTGAAGCGCTGCGCTTCTGGTGGTGCCACCGGCAAATGGTGCGTAAATTTTCTAGGCTGTGGTCCTCGCGGTCCCCGATGTGATCGCATTCGAGGTTGTCGCGGTCCCAGCAACGCCGGCCATCCTGTTTGAGCATGACGCAACGGTTCCCGTCGCGGGCAAACACGGCCTGCCGGCGCTGGCCCCAGTCGGGGGGAAGCGTCTCCTTGCGGGTCGATCCTTCCCAGGCCACTAGGCTGCCAGGGCGTCGGCCGCCAGTAGGGCCTTGATCCCGTCCGGGTTGAAGCCGGCGAACGTGTAGCTCACGTCAGACTCGACTACGGGCGCGGAACTGAATCCGGCGTCAAGGAACTCCTGAAGCTTCTCGGGGAAGTCGGGGAGGTTCTTGACCTCGTAGGCGGCGCCGGCCTTATCAAGGGCGCGGTAGACGGCTTTGCACTGGACACAGTTGGGCTTTGACCAGACGGTGATTGCGGACATGCGGGTACTCCTGTAGCTTGGGGGGTGCGGCTAGTCCGCGTATTCCCCGCGCAAGCGGGGGTGTTTCTCTATAGATATGAGCCTGGTTGTCGGTTCATAACTCTTCCCCGCACACGCGGGGGTTTTGCGGGAGGGCTTCCCTTGGGGGGAGCCTTTTTCGTTTGTTAGAGGCCGAGGGCTTCCCGGATCCGCGGAGGGAAATAGTCCGGGCCCTTCTTGATCTTGCCCATTCCATTAGCTTCTTTGCTCATGTTGGATTCGCAGATGGCCGCAAGCACGCGGTCAAGGTCGATGCCATGGCGGACAGCCATGCCGTAGGCGGTGAACACGACGTCGCCCAGGGCGTCGGCAATCTCGATCACGTTGGGCTCGTACTCTCCCATGCAGCAACCGGGCTCGCCGCAGCTCGGGGACGGGAACAGACCGTCCTCCCAAAGCTCCATCAGCTCTTCCTCAATGAAGCCGTAAGCCTGCATGGCCTCACCTTCGGTGATCGCCTGCGGGACGTCCCTGACGGGGTGACCAAACTTAGTGTGGAAGTCGATCACTTGCTGCTGGATTGGGAACGCCAAAAGATGCCTCGATTGTCTAGACTGGGGGGATGAAGGTAAAACGGTTTCCTGCGTGGGTAAAGCTGGCGTACACAAGACCATGGACAGTTCGCCAGGCGTGGATCAACATGGCGACGTGGGCCTTTGTCATCCTCTTGTGGTTCGGGAACGTTGGGCTAAACCTCTTGCTCAACGCACCGACGCGGTGGGTGTGGCTGACGATCAATATCGTCCTGGGCCTTCTGTCGGCCGTGGTGTTCAAGTACACCGTGATCGGCCTTCTGTGGCGTAAGGCTGAAGAGGACAAGGCTGCAGAGCAGCGGGCCGCCGATGAGGCGTTCTTCAGT